GAATCATGAATACAGAATAAAACGAATTAGAAATATCATCAAGCGATTTGAAGAAAGTGAACAGTTGATGGGCGACTTCGTGGCCGCTTGGGAACTTATCAAAGAACAAGTGGAGGTGACGGCGTGAGTATAGCGTATGCGACAAAGGTAGGTGCGTGTAAGCACTGCTCAAAACCATTGGACCCTACGAACTTTTTCACCAATCATGGTTTGGTAATTAACGGTCTTAATGCACACGAGTTCTGTAATGATGGATGCGTGGAGGTGACGGCGTGACTAAAGCAAGTATGATGAAGAGATTAGAATGGAGTATGATTCAAAACTCAAATCAATGGTTCACAGCAAAGGAGATGATGGACCTCCTTCTTACACACAGGGATGCTGATGTGAATAAGAATTACCAAAGGGATAATGGTATGAGGTTAAGAACCCCTCCCCGATTCTGCCATGCTCCCCCGAACACTGTATCTCTTGCCTACATGATTACAAAAACTAAGCGATATGAAATGAAGTATGTAAGTAAAAATAGCCGAAGTATTCGAGCGTATAGATTGAAGGTGGAAGCATGAGCGAAGATATGGTGAAACCGGAAACGGCTGGTGATTTGATGGGGTACGAACTTCTCATCAATGACGAGTGGTTGAGTATCGTGACTGAAATGAATGCAAAGGACATAGAAATGAAATGCCCTACTTGTGGAGAACTTCACGATGAAAGTATTCTGTACCTCTTGGATGGAGGACAGCATCTTTACAAAGGGTTGTGCTGTGGGATGTTTGGAGTCTTAGTGACTAATGGTGAGGACAATGGATTGGAAGCCGAATGAAGAATTGATTGCTTGGGGAAAGGAACACTTGGGAGCCATACCTGTTGATGGTATATGGTCACCGGAAGGTAGTGGAGTACAGTACAGAAAGATGAAAGAGAATACTTTCGCACTGATGTTTATGTACAACCACCCTACTTCTCAAGAACAACATACCAAATTCAAGATACTTATGGAGGACTGTGACTACACAGTTCTCGAAGGCGATGATGTTGAGATGGTCACACCTGCTCTTGACCCATCACGCCAAATGCAAGATGAGTACGAACGCAAGCAAGCGGTGGCTCAAGGATGGGCTTGCCCCGAATGTGAGTACCCTCTTGCTAACAGTGAGTTGGAATACCGTGTGGATGAGTTCGTTGAAACAACCGAGATGGAATTGTCCAATGGTGAACATACAGAAATCGAACTATGGCGTTGCCTCATTAACTGTGGTGGTTGCGGCACAGTGATTCCTATGGAACCCGATGACTACCACTTGATTGCTGGTGATGCTCTCTTCATGTCATGGCGAAGTAAGGACTACAGGTTCACTGCTTTGACACGAGGCGACATGAAAGACTTGGCTGATGCTGGCGTACAAACAGGTCATGTGCTTGGGAGCAAGTTCGATGGACAACGAGTACCCCCGTGGATGTGGGGTATCTATGCCATCAAGACTCAACTACGAGAGAGTAGTGAAGAAGAGTGAAGCGAAATACCGAGCGAGATTACTGGGTGGACGATTCCAAAGTCCAAAAGTGGTCAGCCGGTAAGGGGAAGATTCGCCTCGCTTGGACTAAATGGTTAGGCCGTAATTGGATTGACCTGCGTATCATGCGAAGAGAGGATGATGGATATGTACACACCCGACACGGTGTTCGTATCTCACCCGACCAACTACGCTCAATGCTACCAGCACTCAACGAGATGCTTGAACACATCGACAACACAGAAGAAGAAGAGAAAAGGAAATCCCCACCCAGTGAAAATTAAGGGTGAAAGTATGAGAGCGTATCGTTTATCTTGGCAACAAAGAAACAGGGTGTGGGTCTTCAAGGACGGTCCACTGCGAGGCGAGCCGTTGTTCTATGGCTTCGATGGTGTCATCACTAAGATGCTCACCAAGTTAGGTGCAGTGAAATACCGTCGTGCATTGAATGATGGTTGTCACCTGCTCATAAGCGAGCGGCCTTTCCCTGCTTCTTTCGCAATGAAAGTAATGTTCAAAGAGAACACGGGCGCACGCTACGAGCATGATGAACTTGGTACTGGTTGGCTTGAATGCGAACTGCTTGATGCTTGTTATGATGTACTCCATGTCGCCGTCGAGGTGAAGTAATGCTCCTATCACGAGCGACTATCATCGTTTCAAAAATGCCTCACCGCCTCTCGGTGGAGGACTTAACGAGGGAGGAAGCCCACGAAGTGTGGGCCTTCTTGTCAAGTGAAGACAGGCTCTCAATGACACGGCAAGCAGTGAAGGTACAACTCGCTAAGGAGTGCGGTGTGTTCATCGAACAGATGGATGCGGTAGCCAACGGTGCTACACTCACCGAGTTGTTGGTATGGGAATCATCCGATAGCGATGGTGGTACTCTCACGCTGGAAAACATCACTGCTATGTTTCGTAATCCTAATCAAGATGATGAGTGGGTGTTGGACTTATGCAATATGATGAACACCCAAGAGGCTGAATTGGCTTGGCGTTGGGCGTTGGGTGAACGACTCATCATGCTTCGCAATAGAATGCGTACATGGAGCAAGAAGGTTTCTGTAAAAAATGACACACTGCTACCCACTGAAACTCTTATCGACATAGCGTTTGGTGAGGTCGATGCAGAAGTAGTCACTGATACATCGGTCTTCAAACGACTACGCAAATGGGTAGGTGATGAGCCGGATGCTTGGTGGCTTGTACCCGACTGTGCTACACTACTCCACATCAGCGATGGTGCGGTACGCAATCGCAGGGGTGACATTGACATTGAGTTCACCCCGCTCACTGGTGATGCTGAACCCTGTTGGTCATGGGTGAATGCAGTAGGAACGCTAAGGCATCATACCGTCAATCAACAACTTTCATACTCAAAGTATCAAGAACCCATGTCACTGTCGTGGGCTGAATCAATGACAGTGCTACAAAAGTACCCGAAGAGTGGGTACATCATACTCCATGAGGGTGAGTACCACCTGCTAACAAGCGGGTCAATCACCCTCTATGCCCAAGCCCTCACGGTGAGGCGCATCAAGAACATCGGCTACGAGTTCACGATAGGCTTCAAGGATGGGCTGGACATTATCGACACTGCTACTTTTAGAATGAAAGAAATGGTGTACGACCTTGAGAGTTCGTTGAAGATGCGTGGCATCACACTACACAACTCTCACACCACCCATGACATTCCCGATGGCTTAGTGCTATCACTCGTGTACACTTGGAGTCCGAGTGATGATTGGCACTTGCGCTACGCTGGTACTCATCGTGACATGGGTATCAGTGATGTGGATGAGATAGTGGACTACTACATGCTGGTGGGTGAAGACAATGAGTGAAACAATGCGAAGCGTCGGATTGGGTATTATCATAATGAAAGTAAGATTCCAAGTGTCCGTATCGAAGGTGACATGGGGATTTGGTTTCCGCACTAACATGTATGTTGACTTGGGTGAAATGAATGAGCATCAACGACTTGCCATGCAATTATGGTGCGATGAAAACGACTTGCTCTTACAGTCAAGGGTGCAAGAAAAGGAAGCACTGAAAGCATGGGTGGATGCTCTTACCCCCTACGAAACGCTACTGTGTGACACACGGGGCTGGGAACGCATGAAATGGATGATGGCTACGCCAATGCCCCAAGCAAGGAGCAAATCATGGAATGACTTCTATGAATGGGCCGAGCAATGGGACAATCTAAATGATGGACTGAAACCGAACTGATATAAAGAACAAAAGAAACAGAAGTTGAGAACAATGGCAAATTGGAATGAGCAAATACGACCCACTTCATGGGATGAGATTGTCGGAAATGGGGATTTCACGACAGCCTTCAAATCATGGGCGGAGTCGGGTGAGTACCCACCGGCACTCCTACTTGTAGGACCATCCGGTACGGGTAAGACCAGTGCGGCTAACGCAATTGCTCACACCATGCTCGGTAAGTGGAACAACGAAATGAATGTTCTATGGGTCAACGCCAGCGACGATAGGGGGATTGATTTCATCCGAAAGGAGATTAAGCAGTTCGCCCGTTTAAGCGGGGTAGGGGTATCTCGTAAGGTCGTGGTGTGCGATGAGGCGTGTGGGCTAACTGTCCCATCGCAAGACGCATTCAAAGGCATCATGGAGAAGTACGCTCACCGAGTGCTGTTCGTTCTCACCGCTAATTATCCCGACAAGATTAGACCGGCCATCAAGAGCCGTTGTCAAACCTATGTCTTCAACCCAGTCACCGCTAAGGAGGGTGCAAAGCACCTCGCTCGTCTTGAGTCAATCGGTGCGCCCAGTGAGTGGACACAGCACTACGAGGCTGTTGTTGAACAACACGCTGGTGACCTCCGTTCAGCGGTCAATTACTTGGAGAGCCTACCGAGGACTCCCGAATCACTTTCCTCCCCATCCGAGGCATCCGAAGACAACGATGATTGGATGAACTTCACGCTATCCAACAGTTGGCTCGATACACGAGAGTCGCTGTTAGATTCTTTATATCGGGTCGGCAACAGGCTGGCTATGATGAACAATTTCCACCGAACTGTCCGAGGACACTTCGATACTTCGCCCGATGTGGCGTTTACCGTACTTGAGGTATGGGGCGGCATGATGGAGAAGGTACACGAGTGGCCGGGAAGCGATGATGCTTTCGTTGATGTGTTGGTGGCAAGACTAAGAAAACAAATAGAGGTGAATACATGAGTTGGAATGAACAAGATGAATACATGGAAGAAGAAGCAAGCAACGGATTTGCGGAGGCAACTACAGAAGAAGTCCTCCCACCGGGTGTAGCGCAACGAATCGTTGCCTACGCAGAACGAACGAACAAACAGGCGTTAGATGTTAAGAAGGAATATCTCGCTTACATCGCCAAAGAATATGGCGTTGAAGACATTAGCAATGAAACAGATGAAGACATTCTCATCGACTGGGCCGAGCAAATCTTCGTACAAACACGAAAGCAAACTGGTGGCAACAGCAACACCAACACATGGGTTGGTTCCTTCGTTGGCGTTGCTGACCGAAAGAAAGACCGATTGACAAATATCGTGCGCTCGAATGTAGGACTGTACAATAAAGACCCTGCCGAGGCTATTGGTTCGGGTCGTATAGGGTTGTTTGAGAAGCAGGGTGATGTATGGGCCATTCACAACAAAGAAGGGCTTACAACACTCACAAACAGTTCAAGTGAAGACCCACCACATGGAATCAAGAATGGTGACGAGTGGTTGTGTTTGGTGACTCGCAAGGGTCTTCCATCACCTCAAACTCGCATGGGTCGATACGCATACTTCCTCGGTGGGGAAGAAGGAAACTTCGTGAACAACAACGCTGTTTCACTGTGGAAGGTTGACTTGACCAATGAGAACGCTGACATGTCGCTTGACATTGGTAGGCCATGTAAGATTTCAGTTGTTCCACCTCGTGAGAACACCACGAATGAATACTTCAAGACTGTTCTCGGTACATACGATGACTTCTCACCGAACTACACTGATGAGTTCCTACCCGAACAGTTCCGGTCACTCTTGAAGCCAGCCAACTACTGGACTATGGCTGACCATGAACTCTTCACTCCTATTGATGGGCTTGAAGAAGCCTTTGAGAACAAGAAGGAGCGCACCGAGATTGGAGGCCGACAGGTCACCTACGGTCCTCTTGTTGTCACTAAGGGTACGGTCAATCGCATGAGTACAGAACCTCGTGATAGCGAGTACGACCCGGAAGGGTTCAACTACAACATGACACTTTCAAGCACCATCGTTGGTGACATTGATTGTTGGATTGCTGGTGCTGTCGGTGTGATGTGTGACCCGTTCACAAGCGGTTGGGGCGATGATGCCTTCGACTACGCTGAAAAGTCCACAGTCTATGTCTTTGGCCGTTTGGGTATGAAAGACCGTGACGGACTACTCACTCCCAAGATTAGCGTGATGGGAATTTACGCTGACCCACGCCGTTGCCGAAAGCGAGCGACTGGTGGAGATACAGGGACAAGTCAATTTGAATGAGGTGATTATGTATGGCAGGTTTTGGACAAACAGCAGAAGCGCAGAAGAAAATTAAGGATGAAGTAGTTGAGCCGGTGGAGGTTAAGAAGCCTTTCATGGGCGACCCCTTCGCTGAAATGCGAGCCGAAGATGCGGCCCGCACTCACATCATGAAGACTCACCAACTCATCGGTATCATGGGACATGACGGCACATGTAAGTCGGCCATTGTTCTCGATGCCTTCGTGAAGGATGACACTAAGCCGGAAGACGCTACCTTAGAACTGGTGGACTTCGACGGTGGTGGAGTCATGCTCAACTCATCGGTGTACAAGAATGAAAACATCAAGTCATGGAATCCGTGGCAGATGGGTCACGACCGTACAGCACACGACTACCCCGCTACACACGAGCGCATTATGAAAATCATGCGCTACCTCATTCACGAGGCTGAAAGCGGCAAGCCGATTTGGGGTGTACTCCTAAGCGGTATTGATTCATGGCTTGAGATATGCAACCACAACATGCGTATCGTTGACTTGAATATGGCGAAAGACTCCATCCAATCAGCAGATTACAGTGGTGGCGGTATGGAGAAAATCAAGTCACAGACAGCGTGGGGTATGCGTAATGCTCGCTTCCACCAACTCACTCGATTGAGCCGTGACCTTGTTCGGCTTGGTGTCCGTGTCTTTTGGGAAACCCACATGACCATCGCTAACTTCTCTTACAAGAGTGGCCCTGTCGATGAGTGGAAACCAGCATGGGAGAAGAAGATGAACGGCTACCTGCCCACCATCATTCACATGCAAGAAACCCAACATCATGACGATGAGGGTGAATTGGAAAAGACAACTTTCACAGCAACATATACCAAGTGCAAGACGAATCCAAATCTTGTGAATCAATCTCGGACTGTCTTCGTGACAAGACCCGACAGCGATTACACATGGCATGGACTACCGGACTTGTATGACGGTACGCTTTGATACTCCCAGTGAGGTAGGTTTGTACGGTAATAAGTGGGTAGTTTCGACTGTTCAACGGGGGTGCGGTTTTTCCCTCCAACCACTTTTCCTACCACACTACGAGGTGATATTATGACTAAAATTACAGTGAATAAAAGCGATTTCCTATCGTTCCTTTCGTCATTCACGAAGGGACTACCGGACTTGCGTATGGAAGCATTGGGTACTCGACTTATCGTTGAGGTTGCCTATGCATCCTTTTACTTGCGAAAGTATTTCGTATCACCTACACCGTTTGCAGAAGATGGTGTACTACACATTGCTGACCTTGAGAAAGCAATCAAGTTCATCAAGGCGACCAAAGAAGATACAATCACACTTAGACAAGTGGATTCTCATAAACCGCTACACATAGATGCAGGTGGGAACAAGTTGCAACTACCAAGCACTGATGATATTGAGTCGGCAAGCAAGTGTGTGTATATCCGTGGTTTGCTAACAGCATCACAAGAAGCAGGGTGGGGTGAGTTCGGTACAGACCGACTTAGTACACACGCTACAATGATGACAAAGGACTTACTTTCATTCGCAAACATGCGTGGACTTCTCGGCAAAGATACAGACTTCAAGTTGCGTATTCATTGTGGTGAGGGAGAGATGGGTATAGTGGGTGGTAAAGCATCGACTGGTCGCTTGTTCACTACACTACCTGTGTCGGACACTGATGGCCCTGCTACCACCATACAGTCGATGTTCACGGACAGCCTACCTGCTTCGTTGAACTACCTTGATGATGGTGTCACTCGTATGCACATGGGCAACAACACTCGTGTTATCTTTGAACAGACAGCAACACTGTTGGTTGTCGTAAATGTAGGTGATGACTGATGATTATTGATTGGTTCACCGATGACCCATACGACCCACCCGTTCTCTATGAGCGTACTCGTGGGGCTGATGGGGTACTACATGAGCGATACATCATGAAGGGCGATGAAGACTATGTTGAGCCTTTCTTTTGGGTAGCACAGGCCGCACCACAGTATGTGATGAACCGTCTTAGGGCGCACAGGGCTACCGTACACAAGGACATTACGGCAACAGGGCTTGACAACAAGCCACTGATGAAGGTGACAGTACGCCACCCGAATCAATTGTGGGAAGTCAAAGAGAAGTGTGGCAAGTGGACATACGAGGCTGACCTCAACTACCTTGACCAAGTGTTGCTCACAAATTACCCCGACAAACTACCGGAGTTCAAACCTCGGATATGGTACTTCGACCTTGAATGGGACACGGAAGACCAGTCCACTACTGTCATGGCTGTGTCCGATACATTCAGTGACCACCCTGTAGTGTTCGCTTGGAGCGAGGAATCTATTCGTGACACAGTACGGAAGACCGAATGGATTGACCGCTACGAAGGCTACGAGTTGCGTACCTATCCTAACATGGATGAGATGCATGACGGCTTCTTGTCATACCTTGAGGAATGCAACCCCGATATGCTGGTCGCTCACGCAATTGCTTGGGCTGACTTGCCTCACTTGTACGAGCAACTGGGTGTCGAGCGGGACCGCTTATCACCTGTTCGCAGGGTGATTGCACCCAGCAAGAAGACGGGCGCATACCGCACTACGGCACAACCCATCAAGGGCCGACTCATCTTTGACACTGCGGCGCAGTGGACCGATGGTAGTGGCTTTGAGGGTATATGGCAGAAGTCCGGTAAGGGTCAAGCACAGTCCCGCAAGTTGGACTGGTTCGCTACTGAACTTGGTTTCAGTGGTAAACTAACCAACGACATAGAAGGCATGACAGTCTTCAATGGATGGAAGGACTACTACGATGATTTCGTTGACTACTGTTTGGTCGATACCACACTATTGCGTGACTGTGATGAGAAGTTGAATTGCATCTCCTATCACATTGCTATGCAACAGTTGGCTGGTGTATCGTTCGGTAGTACACACAAAGTCACTCGATACTTCCGAGGGTTGATTGGTCGGCGCACTGACCTCAAAGCACCCTCATCATACCTTCAAGACCGCCCCGAACTACAGGCGGCATGGGTGATGCCACCCGTACCGGGCCGACATGAGAATGTTGCACTGGTCGATTTCGCATCCCTATATCCTAACATCATACTCTCCGCCAACCTATGTTGGACTACATTGGTTGACGAACCGGGCGAAGGTATTCTCACACTGAAAGTACCACCAAAGGCTGACAAGAACGGCAACTTCATCCCCGGAACCGGTGGTACTTTCCACTGGAAGCAAGATGAAGAAGGCATACTTCCTTTCGTTGTTAAACAAATGCTCGCTCTCCGTAAGGAGTACAAACGCCTCATGCGTGAGGCTGATGACCCCGATACCAAACTGGGCTACAACATGCTTCAAATGGCCGTCAAGGTCGCTGTCAACGCCATCTATGGTATGACGGGGAGTAAGAAGGTTGGTGGACAGTGGAGTAGTTATGCCATCGCACAGTGTATCACCTACCTCGGTCGTGAGTCCATCAGTATGTTGGTGGACAAGAGCGAAGAAATGGGCTACCGTGGCCTCGCAGGTCACACTGACTCGTGCTACATTCAAGTGCCATTTGATGAAGCAGAAGAGGTGGCACAGAAACTCACCGACATTGCTCAAGATGAAATGGGGCTGAAATACCTCGATGTTGAGTTGGAGGCTTTCTTCCCATACTGGTTCACTGCTGGCATCAAGAACAGAAACTTTGGTGTGAAGTCATGGCCTGTTGAAGAAGCAGGTAGCATGAAGGTGACTGGTTTCGCTATGAAAGCATCAAGCGCAACCCCATTTACTAAGCGTGTACAGAAGGAAACATTCAATCTCATTTGCAGTGGTGCTGATGAAGGTGAAGTCTTCGATGCGGTACGCCCTATGGTCAAGGCTGTCTATGGTGGTGGTGCATTGGATGATGTGACCGCCTACGGTCGTATCTCAAAGAAACTCCACGAGTACGACAAGGTAGTACCTAACACGGCTAAGGCGGCAAGATATTCAAACAAGTACAATAACACTGATTTTAACAAAGGTGATAGCATCAAGTGGGTGTTCATCAATGGTGTACCCGAAGGTCAACCTCAATGCAATGTGATTGCCTATGATGATGCATCGGAGTTGGATGAGTATGAAATTGATTGGTCAACATGTGTTGAAAAGATGGTGACAAAGAAACTCAAGACGGTGTACGAAACACTTGGATGGGACTTAGAACGACTCACTGCGAAGCGAGTATTGAGGGAATGGTGAATAAAATGGTAGAAAAGAATTGTATCGTTTGTAGTGAAATTTTTACTACAACATCAAATGTAAGTACGGAATTAAAGAACATGTGCGAAACATGCTACAGTAATAGAAAACAATCTCGGATGATGGCGAACTACACTAAGAAGTTAGAAGCATCAATCATATCATTGGAGGACCGAGTGCTACAGTTAGAAAACATGCTTAGTACCACTGTGGAAGTAATGGTGGCGGCAGAAGTGATGAATCAAATAACTCAACTACCAAACCCCCTATTGAAAATTGAAGAGGTCAAAACCGAACTTGAAACTAAATTGATGAAACTCAATACGAAGGTAGTCGAAGCAACAGGCGGTACAATGCTTAACATCAATCGCTCCAACAGGAGGAAGAAAAAATGAAGTGCATAAAACCAATGATACACAGACCGGAGTTTCAAAGCAAATATCACTGTAAGTTATGTGAAGCAGAACGAATCATTAAGGAAATAACAGGTGAGGAAGAATGAAGGCGACAGACAATCCGAATATCAGCAAACCTGTGAAAAATCTATGGCGATTCAAAGTGCGCTCGGATTTACCCGATGGGACATTTTATCTGTATTTCACCAGTAAAAAGGCAGGTATTGATTATATGGAATCGGAGTATTCTATTGAAACTAAACAAGAAATACACGATAGCATAGAACCTGTTATGTTGGATTGTGGGAATCTTTGGTATGACCCAAGAAGCGACATTTACGATTACACAGGGCAAGCAGGGATGCAAAGAGTTGTTGAAATTAAACCACCAAAGGAGGTTTTAGAATGAAGTTGATTGAAAAATGGGTAATAGAAGGCATAAAGAGTCTTAAAAACGATGTATTTACTCTTGATGAACTTAAGGGTGCGATTATAGATAAAAAAGGTTCAAGTATTTATATCGGAAGTCCTACTCAATTAGCCCACTATTGTAAAAGACACGCAAGAAAAGTTTCTGCGGGAACATATAGAAGGTCAAAGTAATGAGCAAGGAGGAATACAAATGAGCAGAATCGAAGATGAAGTATGCAAGAAGATTGCACAGCGAGCAGAAGTAGGCAAGAGCAAGTACGGGGTCACTATGGAAACCGCACCACTCTCCCGCCTTGAATGGCTTATCCACGCCCAAGAAGAGGCTATGGACTTGGCTGTGTACTTGCAGAAGTTGATTGAGATGGAGCAAAAAACTATCCACGAAAAAATGCAAGAACGAGCCGACCGTATTAACGATACGAGGCGAGCGCACCGTATTAACAAATTGAATGATGAGGCGAAAGAATGAGATGGAATCCTACTGGTGATGATAGTCGCCCACGCATTGACGATTACCTTGAGGCTACTGGTAATCAATTGGAGGCTGACTCGTACAAGAGTAGCACCTACGCTTGGAATCCGAATGAGGATGACACTACTATCCTCCGAGTCACCAAGTCAAGTTATGGTACATTCGGCTGGTGTCCACAGCAATACTACATTGAGAAGTTCTTAGGTATTCGTGGAGAAACAGTTGACCACCACATACGAGGGCTGAATGTCCACGACATGATGGAGTGGTTTTGGCTCAACTACACCGATGAACAAGAAAAATCAGTGTTAAAGTTGATTGATGAAGGTGATTTACTTGAGGCTGAAAAGTTATTCAACAGTGCTATACCATCCCCTCCCGAACCGTATGAGTTCGGTGAAGATGAGCAAATTGCACAATGGGTGAAATGGCAATTCAATCGCTTGGTTATCACCAAAGGCGAGCAATGGCGACCCGTCGCTATTGAAGCAAACATACAGGCCACACGCTTCGTTGAAGTCGATGGCGTTCACATTCCTATTCACATGAATGGTTTTATTGACGGGCTATTTGCTGACGATGATGGCTTCGCTCTTATGGAATTGAAGACCGGGAAGTACAACAAGAACAAACCCACGGCCATGCGTAAAGAGATGCAATTTTACAAGATGATGCTTGAGCATAGCCCACACTACGAGTTCCTTCCTATCACCCATTGGGGATGGGAGTTCCCCGGTGGTGGTATCAACGGCGGCGATGGGCCTACCATGTTCTATGAAGATTCAAAGAAAGGAGGCAGACACGCTTCCAAGAGTATCGAGAAAGGTTTGGTGCGCCTACTTGAAGCACACCTAAACATGGAGTTTCCACCCGACCCCGGTAATAACGAGTTCAAATGTGGGTGGTGCAGTTATCAAGAACACTGCGAGTATTGGAATCCGGCTGATGATTTAGAATGGCTGGAAAGTTCCGGTGCGAATAAGTTCTTGGACAAATTAGAAAAAGATGGAGAAGATGAAAAATGATGGAAGCAATTATGATTTTGGAGCGCATGTTGAATGATAATACTGGTACATTTAACATTGAAGTGAAAGTAAACAAAACGAGTGGTGGGCGTTTACCCAACCGTAAGATGTTCACTCGCCAAGTAATACGACAAACGAAACTAAGCGAGTTTATGGACATAGGTGGGGAAGCAACAAAGGAACACCCTTTGTTGGTTATTTACACGGTTCACCCCTCACACCTACGGGTGACAAAGGTGAACAAATTGATTGATGCACTTTTGAAAGACCTCGAAATTTTACTACACGAAAAGCGGTGATAGCGTGCCCTTCGTACCTATTGACTACCCTCGTGAGGTACTCGAATTGCCGAGTAATGGTGAGCGGGGCTGGCGGCGTATTGTTCGTAGTTCAGCCGAACTTGAACAGTATTGGGCTGGTAAGAACGGAAGTGGTAATGTGTACTTTACCGCTTACGGTTTCAATGAAACACAAGCACCTAAACACCACAGGGTTGACTACAACACACCGAAGATTCACCATTTTGTATTGGACTTCGATTGTAAGGATTTCAAGAGCAGGGGCAAAGATGTTCCATTTGAGGTTCCGCAAGCGGAAGTTAGGAAACTTCACAGTTATTTAATTGAAAAAGATACACTACACTACATTTGGTTTAGTGGGGGCGGCTACCATGTATGGGTTCCTTTGGCTAAGACCCTTGAACCTAAAAACGGTAATGAACTTTCACGCATAAAACACTCCGGTAGGTTGCTCATTAACAAATGGGAGAGCAAACTCGGTGGCCTACGATGCAATGACCCTACGGTAGCGTTCGATACAAGCGGTATGATACGAATACCCAACTCATACAACGCCAAGCGGGAGGTGTGGGGTGTACCGTTGAGTAGTGACCTCGTTATGAACGCATCATACGATGACTTGATGGATATAGGTCAAGAATCTCACACAGGCTATGTACAGTTAGGTAGCATCCCTATCGAATTAAACATTGTCAAGAGTGCCTTTGCTAACATGACACAAATAAAAACAGTGGAAATACCTACAGTATCACTCGATGACATTCACATGCTTCCGTGTCTTTCACAGGCCGCTATGGGTGGCGGCAATCCTACTCACAGGGCGAGGTTTCACCTTGCCTCCTACTTAGCCGACCGGCTTCGTATGTTCTTTCCCGCTTGGCGTATAGCCGAGAAGGAAAAGGAAGAGCATGTAGGTATGATTTCAAGAATCATTTCCGGTCAAGGTTGGGTGGACTATCGAAAAGAAAAAACAGAAGAACAGGTACGCAGTATCGTCATGTCGGGTTATCCACATGCCACCTGCGCCACACTTTACCAAGAAGGATTTTGCATAGGTAAATGCAAATACTACGACGGAACCGGCGATATGGAGTGATACTATGAGCAATATATTTGACGCATACGATGATAAAATTAAACCTAAAAGAAGAAGAAACATTAACACGATTAAAAGAGTGATAAAATTACTCAAACATGGCAATAAAAATACACGAGAGATACACACTCATCTCCATGAAACTTGGCCTCGATGGTGTCCAAGTATGCCTCGACTTGGAAATATTTTAAGTAAAAATCGTGAGTTTATTGAAGTCGGTAAAGAAAGAGCAGAAGCGAATTTATCCGGTGCCTACAATTTAGTGATTTGGGGGTTGGTTGATGAAACCTGACTTGATAATTGACAGTAATGAGCGTGGCTCGTTGTGTGAAGCCATTGAACGAAAGGCGAAGAAGGCTGGCCTAAATGTCGTAAGACAAACCCTTGTCGTAGGTGATTACCTACTCGGTGGTGCGTTAGTTGAGGCTAAAAGTATTCCCGACCTATTCCAATCATCTCACTCCGGTCACCTATGGCGACAACTGGATAACATGGATGCTAACTTTGAGCGTTTCTTCCTTGTCATACACGGCTCAATTGAGAAGTACATCACGATGGCGAAGCGCAACGGTAAGCAAGTAAGTTATTCAAGAGTACAGGCCGAAATGACAGGTACTATCGCCCGTATTATGAGCGACTTTGAATGCCAAGTATTCTTCACCCCCGATGTGAGTAGTGCATCTCAATTCATTGTGAAATTACATGACAAGTTGCACAAGCCAGCAAGCAAGCATGGCGCACAAAGCATACGAAGGGTAGCAAGCAATGACCTACGACTGGACATGATAATGACCGTACCCGGTGTTGGTCGTGAAGTGGCCGAACGCTTACTCGAATCATGCGGTAGTATCGAAGAGATGTGCTTCCCCGAATCACTCAAGCAAATCAAAGGCTTGGGTGAGGTAAGAAGAAAACTACTCATCAAGATACTTACAAGTGAAGAACCAGTGAAGCAAGAACGAAAAGTCCGACGATGATATATAAAGAACAAAAGAAACAGGAAATGATACAATGACTCAAATTTCAAATTACAAAGCCGTACAGAAGTTCCCCGTTCTTGAGGGGTACTTACACCACTTTTCACAAACTTCCATGATGAATGAAGTACCAGCACTACTTTCATTCTTTTTCATTCAAGGCCAAGTTGCCCTACCCTATGTCCGTATTCCTACTGGCGACTCCCACCTCGACCCTCGTGTACATGTATTTTGGATTCAACCTTCTCGTACTGGTAAGTCAATCGCTTGGAACTTTATCAGTGATGTTATGGAAAATATCGAAGTCCCTTATGATGCATTCGCATCGGGAACAGATGCAGGTCTAATCGGCTCAACTAATCCAGTGCTTGATGAGAACCATAAACCCACAGGAGAATTTGAAACTGTTCCGGGCTTACTCGCAGGGCGCAAGGCTATCAACTTCGATGAAGGGTCTATCCTACTTACTCCAAATAAGCACAGTCAAGAAACTGTACTGTACCTACAAACAGCGTGTAATGCCGTTGGTAGCAACAGCAATGTACTGGTAAAACACATGAAGGGAAATAAAATTGAGTGTGATTCTTTGGTATCTTTATGGATTACCACATACCCACCAAAGGGTGTTAAGGACTATGTGTTGACAAAAGGTATCTTTCAGCGTGTACTGCTGTACTGGGCGCACTGGGACATGGGGATGCGTCAAGAGGTAAGCACTAATCGTCTTGCAACCTTTTGGCGAAGACCCGAAGAAAACGATTTGACTAAGGATGATATTTACGATTACTTCAAAACTACTGATAAACGCATTCGTGACCGCCTATTGAACTTGGCTGAAATAGAATTTTTACAGTGGAGTGAAATGAGTGATGATGAGCGAGAAGAAATAGTACAACAATACATGTGGGACATGTTCAAACCCGGTTTAAATTACACCACTGCGTTGTATCAAGCATCCGATGACATTTACAAAGAACTCGTTAAGATGAACCCTGCTATGTCGGAAATCGTAGCATCCTTCACACCGGGTATTGAGAACTACCTCGGTATCATTTCCCTTCACATGGCCCTGCTTGACAAATCATGGGAAATCAAAGAAGAACATGTTGACATGGCTCATGAGATTTTACACGACCTGTTCCTAAACCTTATCTCATGGCTTGAAGACTCCGTTGAAGTGAACGGAAACAAGGCCAAAGAGGGCAAATTGCTTGAGCAGATGCTCAAGGCGTACAACGATAGCGTGGGCTATGAGATTGAAGGACACAACGGTGAATGGCGTAGGAAGCAAGCGGTACTCACAAAGTACACCGAAAACACCGGAGTATCGAAGAGTACAGCAGAAAGACATTTCAAGGATTATGCTTCCAAGATGTTTAACAGCCGCAAGCAAGGCAAGCGGATTTACTACCAACACAAGGCGGCGAAGAAATGAGTGACATAATGGCATTGGATATTGAAACAGGCAACTACTCGTGGGAAATCGGAGGATGGGATAAGACCGCCTCCTTTGAGCCTACAGTTGTCGCTACATGGAATGGCAACGATGGTACGGTGTATTGCAACAAGTCACTGGACATTGATGCTACAGTGAAAGAACTCCATCCTCGTACACTCGGTGAGGACTTAGCAAAGCATGTGGCTGGCGGTGGCGTTGTCATCGGTCATAACATCAAGGGATTTGACTTACCTGTACTTCGTGATGCACTCGATTGCTGGACGGCGGGTGACATACTCGGTAAGGCCGATGCGGTCATTGACACAAAGCACTTGGTACAGAAGGCGGCGACAGCCGTTGGTAAGGTATCAACAACTCTCGGTATGCTAACAAAGACCACTTTAGAGGACAATAAGTTAATGAATAGTGAAGATGCGCCTTTAGCATGGAGAGCGGGTAAATTCGATGAGGTAGCCAAATACTGCCTTAGTGATGCCCAACTTACATTCGACCTATATCAATTCGGAAAGAGCGAGGGGTATATCAAATCACGACATTTGGAAACTGGTGAAGTGGTCGAAATAGAAGTGGAATGGTGAAGACATGACTGAAATAGAAAGCACAAAGAGCAAAGCACAGATACACAACATTCGAGCGGCAAAGACGGTAGCAGATACCGTCAAATCGACCCTCGGACCTATGGGTATGGACAAACTGATGGTTGACGGCGGGGGTGGTGTTATCGTGACAAACGATGGTGCTACCATCTTGCGTGAACTTGATGTATCTCACCCCGGTGGTAAGATGATTGTTGAAGTAGCGAAGACACAAGAGAACCTGTGCTATGACGGTACTACAAGTACGGTCATTCTTGCAGGTCAACTACTCGGAAACAGCGAAATGTTGTTTGAGAAGGGATTGCACCCAAATGTGATTTGTCGTGGTTATCACGAAGCATCACAAATGGCCGTTGAGTACCTTCACACTAATATTTCACTCACAAGCAATGAGCGAGCAGTGTTGGTATCAGTTGCTAAAACTGCTATCACAGGTAAAGCACTTGAGAACTCACTCGATGCCGTTGCTGAACTATGCGTGGCGGCTGTCGAGAAGGCGGGTGACGCTGAAAGCGTGAAGGTCGTGTCCTTCCCCGGTGGCTCACTCGATGACTCGTACTTGTACGAAGGGTCGATTGTGAACAAGGACTATGTGCTTGAGGGCGAGGATGCCTACAGCAACATCGTTTTGTTGAACACCGGCCTTGAGAACGAGAAGAGTGAAGACAATGTACAGGTCCAACTCGATGCACAGTCATTCCAATCATACAAATCATCGGGTAAGGCAAACCTCATCTCAACGGCTAAATTACTTGTGAAAGCAATGCCGAAGGGTGGCGTAGTCTTTGTCCGTGATGCGGTCAATGACCATGTTTGCGCCCACCTCAAGAAGCATAACATCATGGTTGCTCGCAGAACACCGGAGTCAACACTACGCTCTTTGAGCAAGGTCACAGGGGCTACAGTGTACCAAACAGCCGAGGAAGTCGATACTGCTACCAAATGTACGGTTGAACGACAACGGCACAACGATGTGTGGTATCTCTTCGTACAGGGCAATGTCAAGAGTGATGAAGCAACACTCGTGCTAAGGGGTGCTACTACGCACACCCTTGAAGAAGTTGAGCGTGGTTTCGATGACGCTCTTGGTGTTGTATCATTAGTCTTAAAGAACGGCAACTTCGTTGTTGGTGGAGGAAACGCATACGCTCGTATGTCATCCCATCTACGCCAACACGCCGCTCAAATCGGTGGTAGGGCGCAGATGGCGATTGAAGCCTTTGCTGATGCCTTAGAGTGCATCCCTGCTACCATTGCCGAGAATGCTGGGCATGACCCACTTGATACAGTTCTCGCCATCCGTCACGAAATCCTACAAGGGAACCGTGAGATTGGCCCCGATGTACACAACGGTGGTGTGTGTAGTATGATGGAACTTGGTGTGTATGAACCCGCCGAACTTGTTCGTCAAGCAGTATTGAGTGCCAGTGAAGTCACCAACTCCATCCTACGCATTGACGATATTATAGCACGAAGGCCAGCACAATGAACAGATACATTTGCCCATTTTGCGATGAACCATGCGAAGTATTGGTTGATGGAGATTTTTGCGAGGCTTGTTTCGATGGGGCGACTGTTAGAGAAGTTGAAAGTAAAGTGTAGGGCTTGTGCCCATTGGCACATAGCACGACGCATATCGGCTCGCTACCTTGATGATGAGCGTGAGCGATTCCTGTTGCTACAGTGTAGGCAATGTGGGCACTATTGGCAAGATACCGCAATTAAGAAAAACAACAGTGAAAGTAGTTGAGAATAATTTTTCTTCTTCTATTTTGAATCGCCCTATTCACACTAACCGAACAAAGGTTGGATTGGTCGCATGGCTTACTGTACAGACGAACTTAGCGTACCCACCATCGCTGTCGGCGGTGTCACCAATGGCAGAAGTGGTTGAGTTGGTGAGAGCGAATGTACCAGTGTTAGAGCCGTGGGTGTTCTTTATCTCGATGATATAACCCGCTGGGAAGGGTCCACTGGTAGTCACAGCGAATGTACCACCCGGTGTAAGCACGAGGATGTTAGCATCGGTTGATGTGAGGTCAATGCTGGTAGCAGTGCTTGTCAACACACGGTCAAACACTGAACGAGTGAAACGGGCGGCGTGAGTACCACTGTAGTACAACACATCCTTATCGTTGTCACCTGCTGTAGTGCTGGCGATTTGTGCCCCAAAGGATTGCCACATTGCACCAAAGCGTGAGCCAGTAAGACCACCCACTTCACCACTGTGGAAGTTATCGAGTTCTGTATGTGAGTCAACTTCGGCTGTAGCGGCAATGTCACCTGTGGTGACGGGTGAGAAGTACATTGGTGATGGTCGGATGAACACACGCTTGTCATTCACTTCTGTGATAGCCAACTTGAGGTCATCGCCCCCAGCGTCATACACGACACGGAGGACAGCGAGAACGAGTGTTTGGGTGTTTGCCAACGCACTACTACCTGTTGCAGTAGGTGTATTGAGGAAAGAGGTGGAACAAGCGGGATAGGCGTTAGCACCTACGGTGGTGGCTGTTCCTAATTCCCAATAAATATGTTTCACAGTGGAAGTATCGTCAGCGCAAGCATAGACGACAACAAGTGCTTCTTTACCACTGGTAAGGGCGGTGTGTGAACCTGCGGCACTGGCACTGCTTGTATTCAATGTGTAAGTTGTTGTTGTACCTACACCACCTGCGAACTGATACATGACCCCATCAAGAACGACATATCCACCTTTCACAGTGAAAGTAGTACCACTGGCATAATTGACAGCACCGGGTAAGTTGGCGGGTGTATTCCTGTCACCTTCGCCTACCGATGTATCATCGTACATAATGATGCCATTACCGTGTACACCCTCAATCATGTTGGTAAGTGTGGGTGATATGATGTGGTCACCGTCAGCCAAGCCGTCAGCGTTAGTTGCTGTTGTCACTGTCAAATTGTGATTCGTATGTCCCGATACTGGATTGCCGTTTCCCATGTCATGCCACCTCAATTAAAATTTCAATGTTAATTTCATTTGCCGATGTTTTGATAATCGGCTTTGTCGTATAACGAGCGACTGGTGTGAAGTCGGAAGTGGTACGATTCTGTATATACACCTCACGAATCTTATCATCGAATGCATCATCTACACTCATGGATGCTTCGACAAGGAGAGCAGTGTCGTCAATAATCGTCACTGTCGGCGTGAGGACAACGGCAGGGCGACCAGCCGCTCCATCCTCCGAAGTAGCCGGTGTACCGTCGAAGCCTACCACTACTTCGTTGATGGTATCAGCGATGGTTTGTAGGAGTAAACGGCGTATGTGATTCGATACGGGCATGTCAATAACTCCTGTATTCGGATTTGTTCGCACCTATTGGTAGGCCAGTGCCACCAATTTTGCCTCTTGTCTTCGTGCCTTTAACCCCTCCGATAAGGAAGGCGGTGTTGTGTACACCTCGTTCTGTCACTGTGGAAGTAATACGCAACTCAATCTTACCAAACATGGATAGGTTCTCTTCGACAATCTGTACATAGGTGAGCGGTGCTTCTGCGCCGGAAACAGCATTTGCTCCCTCGCTTATACCTTGCAGTACCCCTTCTATACCCGACTCGATGTTGAGCATGGTTAGGTCAGTGTAGCCTGTGAGTGGTGTGTGTTTTGCTTCTGTGATGACACGGTTTACTCCACCGTACTCGATGGTCATACCGGGGCGTAGGTGGGTCAAACCCGGATGCCCCTCACTACTGATTGCACCAGCGGAAAGCGTATTACCTCGTAGGATTTGACGACCTACACTCTTTGCCTTTCTGCTTGAGCGTACAGTCATATCAACGACAGGTGCGGGTTCTTCTCGTATCTCACCGTTGATACCACTTTGCCTTTCAGTATCATTAACAGTGACAATAACCAAGTCATTCAATGCCATTGGTTGACCCTGTACAGTGATACGATTAGGCGTGTTATCCACTGGGTCTTTGCGAGTCGAGCCGAAGTGAAAGTCAGCATCCACTGTAGCAGTGGCTTCACTGAATGTGATAGGTACATAGAGCATATTACCAAAACGGTCCATCAACACCATACGGCTGTCGTGTCGCCCAATGAAACGCAGTGCTGTCATCAAGTTGACATTAGCGAAGTCTTGACCGAGGAAACGATTGGAGTGCATTCTTCGACCATTGTTGTTGTTTGTAGCGGCCATGTTGCGGCCAATGTTGAAACTGTTCATGCTCGTAGTGGCCTGTTGACCTAAGCGAATCGCCATGTCGGTAGTACGAAGACCAACATCAATCGGCTGTCCCAACTTAACTTCACGCTCAAAGAAGCCGAGGTCGTTAAGTGTTTTACCTTTCATATTTCTTAAGTTCATCAAGATACCAACAGTGCTTGACTCAAGCGTTGAAGTCACCAAGCGTTGGGCCGGGTTGTCAGCGTTGTAAACAAGCATTGGTTTGTTGGTTGAACTCAATACATTGTCGCCTAAAAAGGGTACTGCGGTACTACTGTGGCCCGGAGTTTCTTTATGTGTGATTTGAATTGACGACTCACCCTCAACGATTTGATAACGGGTTTCGGGCATGACTTGGAAGGTGGATGCGTTGCTGTTTTCAATGGTGACCTTCGCCTGTACGCCTGTACTCGTGTCCACCTTTGCATGATGAACAGCGTTGTCAACGAACACTGGCTTACGCACATGGTCCATCACTGCGGGCATGTCGGTATTGAACCGGCCAACAATTGTGTTCTTGATTACCACCATGTCACTGCCCCATCATTACGAATTGGGAGTGTATGGTACTCGTTGTCCCATTGATTGGTCACGAGGGAGAAGTTGGTCGGGTGGTGCCCTAAAGAAATTTTTTCTTTCTTGACCCATTGCTACTTCGGGTGATTGATGACCTGTATTTTCTTTGCCATCATAAGTCCTATATGGGTCATATTGAACATGCCGTGAAGTAGGCGTGTCAACTTGTTGCATAAATCTAAACGCTTCATTGCCATACATCGGTGAACGGTAGTCGTCTTGACTTGTATATGGTGCAGGGAACCCTTCTTCATCCGTTGGATAACCCTGTTTAGTCGCAGTGGGCACATCCCTAATCCGATTCCGATTTATTTGTGAATCTTGATACATTTCATAGGGGAATTTTTCCGGGTCTAACCCGTACCCACGGTCGTCTGTTGGTTCGGGAATTATCTTTCCTATACCTTCGCCAAAAGGTTTTCTTCTGTTTAGCATACCTACGATTGCAGGATGCATCGTTTTCAATCTTTCTTGAATCCTCAATAGGGATGGTGCTACTTGGTAGCCACCTTGATTTGTAAAAGCCGGGTCCGAATCTATTGTTTCGGTATAAAGTGAATCTTCGGGCAAAGCCTTCAATAATTTCCATGCTTGTTCAAACGGTTTATTCATTAACAATTCCACCTTTTTAGTGATGCGCCTTTAGGAGTAAGTTTACCCTTCTTGCTGGTTGCTCCTTTCATGCCACTCATGCGAGCGCAAAAAGACTTCCGCCTCTTGGCCTTTTTTGAGCCGGGCTTGAGTTTACTTGGTTTAGTCGTCACAGGGGGTTTGAGATTTGCGCCACTCTTGCGCTTGGCGGCGGCACGACCCTTAGCGTTCAGTCCACCTTTTTTGCTGTGTTTGTTTGGATTGTAGCCGTGGAATGGTTTTTCCTTTTTAGCCTTCATCAAAGCGAAAGCAAGGTCAGCAGGTGAGCAACAATCACAAAAATCAAAACCCGTCATGCGCCATCACCTGTGTGGTCCGTTGAGTTGTAGTCAACATCTCCTTTATGTCCTTTTGGATGAAGGGATTGGGAGTAGCGTGGTTGTACGGTGAAGTCCTTACGGACAACGCTCTCATCGCTCTCCACGGATGTGCGACGGCGTGATGCGTCAGCACGATAATGTTCCAAAGTATTTTCACTGATAATTACACGAGTCACTTCATTGTCAATTTTACTGCTGTCAAAGCCGCTATCACCCGTTCCGATAATTTTTGGTCCCTTACTCATAGGTACAGTATCGCTTGCACTAATGTCCATGAGGAAAGCGGGCGCATAAGGTGGGTTGGTATCGGGGCTTGTTGACCTCATGTATGTACCACCGCCTGTTGCCCTACCGTTGTCAACGCTGTAAACGAATAAACCGTATTTACCACCAGCGGTAGCACCGAAGTAGTTGCTACCGTATTGTGGGGCTGATGAGTGTAAGTTGAGATTAGAACGGAACATCTCAATGTGCTGTTTATCCATCAATCGAACAGGACGCATCATGTATGTAATGGTCTTATCAACAGCGTTAGCACGCTTACCAGCACTGGTAAACACGCTTGTCACATAGGGGTTGCTACCCATTGCTGTAGGTGGACCGAAACTCAATGTCGTGTTCGTGTTGGTAGCGGTGGTATCATGGCTTAAAGTGAAACAAGTAGCATTGTTAATAGCGGCTATGGTAGCACTTGCGTGCATACCCAATCCCGATACGGTCATACCCACAACTAATTTTGCAGTGGAAGTCATAGTGACATGTCGGACACTTGTTGAAGAACCATCGGACAAACCGGATGTGTGGTTTGTATCACATGTAGCATCAGTGAAAGCACCCCAATTACTGTCGTCAATTGGTGAAAGGAAGTTGCGGGTTTCAGCAAGGTAAGTACCACCAAGCGGATTGAAGTTTGAGGTGTGACTCATACGCACTGCGCCACCTTGAGGTTGTCCTCCGAAGTTGAGTGCGGTGAGGTCGTAGTTGCCTATCGTTTGAGAGCCAGTTTGCATACCACCCTGTAGCACAACACGCTGTCCTACATTGCGGTCTGTGTGTAGGCTGTGCGCTTCGGTGTTGATGATGATTTGATTGGTGTCCACACCTTGTAGGTTCTCGGTGTCAAGACCGATACGGGGGCTACTGCGGCTTACAGCATCCTTGTGAGGTGAGTCACCTACGATGTTCTCCATACGGTCGCTTACTACTGCTTCGGGCTTGAGTAATCCATCTTCTGCAATTTCTAAGCGTGAACTGATACCACGAGGTACTTCATCGGCTTGCAGTGTATCGTTTCTTGCACGAATAAATCCATCATTGAGGATAGGCTCGGCGGTGTGATGAGAGAGTACAAGACCCGTGGTGTGTATTGGTTCACTCAATGCGGTGAGTACATCTTCGTTGAATTGAGTTGGGTATCGAATACCTCGACCATTACCCATGTCACCCACACGCTGTGCGTTTGATGGCATGAATACATCAACCAGTGTTGTTGAGTCATTACTATTGGTGTTGTTTAACCGACCACCAAATCTTGGTACGGTTGCTGAAATACTCAATGCCGAGTCTGCCGCATTGGTGAGTCCCTTCAAGTTGACAAGGTGCTTTCCGTTGTTGTGTATTCGCTGATACGGTGTACGGTTGTTGCGTCGGTCATACTCGTATGCGTCACCCGCATCCCATGATGGGCGAATACCGAATGACCGGACAGGGAAGCGGCGAATATCTTCACCACGGGTGTTGCCCCACCAATCAACGAGGTAGTATTTTGCCGCACTCTCAATTGAGTCTAAGCCCTTACCGTTGCCATCGCCCCACCAATCACGCAGTACAGTAGCACTGTTGCGTAGGGTGCGTACAGGGCAACCGAATGGGCGGGTGTAGCGCACACCGTCGCTATACCGAACCTGCCACTCCGGTTTGTCAACGCCGAGCATAGCGGAGAAGTTGGTTTGGCGTTCCATAATACCGGTGTATGTGTTAGGGAATGTTGGGTTTGAACTACCGTTGCCACCAGCGTAAGTCCATGTTTGAGTTTCCTCTTGTACAAACGGACCATGTTTGTATGCAACGCTGGCGTTGGTTGCTGTAATCGCTGTTTCACGCAATGCTCGCAAGCCGTACATAGACCACTGCGGTTTGTTGTATGGTTGGCGTAGGCCAAAGCGATAACCGAATGGGCGTGGGCGTGTAGGGTTGCTGATGCCATCATACGACGACTTACTGATACCACTACTCACGGTGTAAGAACCGTCATCGTCAGCATCGGACCAAATAGGCCCGTCAAAGCCGTAATCCCGTGGGTATTCCCAAGACGATGAAACATAGGCGTAGCCATCAAGACGACTCACCAGTGGCCCACCACGGCTACCACTCGGCCAAAAGTGATTGAGCATACTCTTGGTGGCCGTGTCACTGCTGTCCGACTGTCCACCTTGCATGAGTCCTGTTCCAATAGTAGTGTCAATGGTTTGAGCAGTTTGAGGTGTACCGTCTGCACCTGTGTATATGACCGAGCCTACTGCTATTTCTTGAGGTAATGCTTGGAAAACCACAATGGTTGTATCTCCTTCTGTGACTGAACCATCGACTTGATACATTCGTCCGTCAACAAAAATGTAAGCCTCGTCTGCAATAGGTTCACCACCATTTGTTGTAATGGTGCTACCCGTGTGTGAAACTACTTGACGAGTATGCGAACCATCAGCGGCGAGGTCAGCGGTCTTGTAGTAGCGCAGTGAATGATTTCCACTTGCCATAGTTGTCAACGGTGTACCCTTGACATTTACACACCCTGTCAATGTTGTACCACCAGCACCACCACCTGTGTATGTGAAGATTTCTTCTTCACTACCACTGTTGACATACACTGTGTTAGTACCACTTGTAGGCCATCCGGCCATAATAGTTCCAGTAGCAGTGACCGTGGTACTACTCACACTTGCTGATGTAGCGGTATAGAATGTTGATTGTGCTTCGGTAGGCGGCATGGCTGTCTTCATTCGCAAAGCAAACGGACCCATGCTGGCGTAGTAAGTAGCGTCATGGTAGTGAACAGTTTCAAAGTGTTCCGGCATACTGTTAAGTGGTTTTTGGTTGATGGCTCGGTCGGTTAATGGGTTCAACCATGTTCGACTTGCATCACTGTAAAAGGTGTGAGGGCGACCAAGATTTGGATGCCATAGGCAAAGGAAGGCATCAGCCATGTGTAGGCTGTTCGTGTCACGAGTACCAGTAATCAAATTATCAATAGAGTGAGCCAAAACACTTGTTTCAATTTCATTTAGAATTGTGTTTGCTGGTCGGAAATCGTATGCACGAGTCAAGCGAATCTTTGTACCCGCAGTTAAATTACTGGTAAAATCACTATTGGCTGCAATGGTAAATTGTAGTGGTTTGTTCATGTTGCTTGAATCATAACCGCTTCTTTCAGTGTAAGAATGAGTTCGCCGTGTACCTGTAGCGTCAGTGTACTCAAGCAACATACCGTAGTAGGGTTGCTTAGGGAAACCACGAGCATCATCAACTTTTATCACTGTACTTGATGTAAGGCTTACAAAAGTACACACAGGTGTGAGGCTGATGTTCTCAAGAATCTCGGAGTATAGGTCGGGGTAATTACTTGGATAACCAGCCAGCGTAATTTGTGCGGCAACAGAACCGGCGTTGGCTCTTAGGAACTCGTAGTAATTGTCAAGTCGATGCAAAGACAAGTGGTTGAAGCGACTACCATCGGCATCGTCGGGACCGACCTTGTGGACAATGGACCACCACGGGATATTGATAGTGTACCCCGGAGATGCATCTGCGAACATTCCAGTAGTGTAGGGTAATGAGCGACGAACAAATGCTGGTGATTCTGTGCTTTGTACACCAAGAGGGTTGTACAGCATGAGAGGGGGGATGTTGGTGAAATGGCTACCGTGGTCGGGGTCATGGTCAATCATCAACTCATTGATGAACACTTCACAACCTCGCACATCTGCCATTGTAGCGTTAGCCAAGACAAGAGCGTAAGCACCTGTGGCACTGTCGGGTTCACGAATACCTACGACAAGTGCAACTTGTTGGCTTGTTAATTCATTTACACTACCATCGGGTGTTGCTGTAGCACCACCGTTAGCATGGTAGCCAATGAACTGTGAACTGTGCATATTTGGTTGAATAATGATTTGATAGGCTCCAACTTCCGCAGGGTCGGGGAAGTGTTCTTTCAGTGTGTAAGTACCTGCGGCTTCAAGCACAACGGTGTGCCCACCAGCGGCGTTTACTACACCTGCTTGCCCTTCGGAAGCAAGCACACCGTAGCCGTCATTACGCAACTTGGTTTCAAACATCAGTGAGAAACCACCACCGTGAATATCGCTCGGCCCACTCGGTGTAGCGGTCAGCGAACCAAAGACCAACAATGGGTCATAAGTGGGTAATTGATTTGTGATTGTTGTGCCGGGCGAATCTTGACCCATGTCCAGTAGACCAATCAAATCATACTCATCCGACTGTAAGGTGGCCGAGCGACAGGCTCGGTGTTTGTCGTATAATCCTTGATAGGCGGGGTGCGCCCAATGTCCGGGTAGCATAGCCATTGTAGCGTTGACAAAGTGATGGCCCATGCGAGGAATAGGCGCAGGGGTGAGTTGTGGCTTATTGTAAATTGAATAACCAGTCATGGCTTCTTCTGCTGTCACCGAGTAGTTGACATAATGCGTATGTGCCATGTCGGGGCTGTTTCCGCTTACTTCGGCGTGGTCACGAATGCGGCGTGAACCATAGAATCGGGTGCTACCAGCAGGGATGTAATACGATGGAACTACTTTTAGTGCTGTAATACTGCTAAGAACAAGTTTGTTAAATGTTTCATCACCTACGCAACCGGTAAATGTGGACCCGCTGATACCGGTAAAGGATGCTACGCCGCCTTCATCGGTGGTAGGATTGTACAAGCGAAGGAATCTGCGCTCCCCAACACGCTCTTTGTTTCCAAAGGTCGAATCGTACACAGCGGAGTTTACAGTTGTATTCACTGTTAAAGTAGTGCCACTAAAAGACACACCTGTGAGTTCGTGATTAACAACACCATCTGCATGAGAATAGATGACCGGGTGCTTGTGGGTGTTGGTATTACCCATCTTTGTCACATGGAAATACAGTGTTCGGTCGTGTAGTTCGTAGGCTGTTTCAAGAGGTGCGTTTCCGGTGGAACTTTGCCAGCCCGACATTGTGCTTTCGGGGCTATCTGTACCTTGCTTGAGGTGTTCCCAATTGTGGTCACTGTATGTAGGACCGAGGTTAGGGCTAACTGAATCAGTGTTAAACAAATGCTCAACGGTTGATTTTGTCATCATACCGCCTGTACCCATTGATTCCGTTTGGTAGGCTTGGAGTCGGTCAAAGCCGGAACGAATGACTAAGTTGCCGGGTATTGAATCGGGGTCCGGTAGGCGAATCTTGAGGTTGGGGCTTATTCCGCTACCACTAACGGCTGGTGCTAATCCCTGTGCCCCACGGTCGGAAAGTTGAGTGAAGGTGCGAATGATTGTACCGAATGGTGAACCACCCTCGATTTTGTGTTCTTGCCCTGTATCGTCAATAACAGTGATGCTTTCAAACTGAATTTCTTCATTTGGAATTTCAAGGATATTCCGCAACAAGTCGGGGTGACGAGCGGCTAATTGAGGGTGTGACAATTCTTGCGCTTGGATGATTGGGAACATTGCGCTGTTCGTTGACTCAAAGGTGAAGCGGTTGTTGCCGTACAGTTTTTCACCAGTGGTGTATGCGTTTCCACCGGCTACACGAGTGACAAATGGTACAGCACCCAACCCTCGTGCATTTGAAGCAGGGAGGCTAAGGTTGCCACCATCCATACGCTTCCACACTACATGTTCAACACTGAAATTCTTAGCAGGTGTACGCTGTGATAACTTGTAGCCGTTAGTGTCACCAAGCCAAAAGTCATCATTAGTGTAATCGTAATTATCAATTTCAGCATCGGTACTACCTGTTTCCAATTCTTTTGTGATGTTTCGCAATACATCTGTAGCAACTTCAAGTTGAACGGAACCGGGGCTAATATCGGTGTCAAAGAACAAATCACCTGTTTCAGCAAAACAAGGTTCAGCGTTAAACAAGTTGGTATCTTGGTCACCGGTCAGTGCGGTGTGTAAAACATAAGCACCGTTTGGTACATCAGCAGTAGGGGTAGCGGTTCCTGTAGCAATCAACGCTTCAACATTCGGACCAGCGTTAGCAGGTGCGATGTATCGTTCAGCATCGTGGAACCGCTCATCCCATCGTGTAGTACCAGCGAATGTGATAGCAGTAGCGGCGGCAACACCAGCACGAGTCTTTGATACGACCGACAACCAATCACCGGTTGACTTGATACCGTCACGGTCAGTCTTGGCTACAAGAGCCAATTCACTTTCGTTGCTAATGACAAGCATTGCTCGACTGAATACACCCTGTTGGTGGTGTAGTTTTGGATTGAGTACAAAGTTTGTATCTGCGTCTATTTCACGCATGTGTGCAGGTTTAGCACTGAAAATATCTTTTGT